CATTGTCTGCAATGGCAAGCGCATTGCCCGGTCAATATTGGGATGGCGCGGCATGGATGATGACACCGACTGCAATCCAAAATTTGCGTGATTACATCCACAATAACCAAGCCAGTTACGCGTTTGTAGATACAGGCGAAGATGACGGTGGCGCATTGGTCAACGTGTTTGGTTTCCCCGTAATCGTTAACCCGTATTTGTCAGCCACAAACCCTGTGTATTTGGCAAATTGGGATAGATTCATGACGATTGCTGACGTGGAAGAATTCAGCGTTCAAGTGTTTGAACAGACCGCTCCCGGTTTTGTGACCCTGTACGCTGAGAAACGTCTTGCAAGTACCGTGCTTGACCCGTTTGCTGGCGTTCGTGCAACTGCAACCTAAGGGGCAATAAATGGCAGTTGAGAACCAAACACTCGCGCCTTTTTTTTCCAATCAGCGGAATCCGTACAACTACGCCAAATTTGAGCAAGTTTTACGGGACGTTTCCACGCATTGGTTGACGTTGGACGAAATCACCAACCAGTTAAATCTGTTTGATGATGAAAGCCAAGACACATACGTGCAATCGCTTGAATTGGCAACACGTATGGCAATCGAGGATTTCCTTGGCGCGGCTATTCTTCCGATTACATGGAAAGTGTATTACCCAAATTTTGGTTTGTATAACACTTCTGTGTTTTTGGATTTGCCCGAAGTGCAATACCCAAACCAAACCGGTCAAACGGCAAGCATTGTCATTAACGAGGTGGCGTTTTATTCCACGTCCAATGTCACGCCTGTCGTCATTGACCCAAGCCAATATTCATACGACCCAACTGGCAATCGTGTAATACTTAACACCATTCCAAACACGTTAAATCAAACAGTTGCAAATCCAATCATGGTGACGTACACGCAAAATTCTGCGTTTTTGGCTACGTACCCCGTTATTAAACAAGCGGGTTTGATGTTGTTGACGCACATTTATAACAATCGTTCCAACACCTCAGACACATTGTTGCGCGAAATCCCGTTTGGTGTCGCCACCTTGCTTCGTCCTTACAAACCATTGGTGATGTAAATGGCAATTGCACGGTTTGAAACCATTACTGTCAATCAATTGACCTTTGGGAGCAGTTCGTTTGGCGAGCAATCAACCACGATTACCAAGTGGTTTGACACTCGCGCACGTGTTCATTCCGTCAACAACCATGTTCGCATTTCAGAAAAATACAGGGTTTATTCCGACATTGTGGAATTTACTTTAAATTACACGGTTAACACAAAGGCAATTGTGGACAATCAGAACCTGTATTCAATCAAATGGAAAAATTTTGATTGGCGTATAGACGCTGTGCGTGAATCTGACGACCGCATGACGGTTAAATTTATGTGTGTTCGTAACGACCCTGTGGTGGCTGTATGACGACACAAATGAACGTTGTTAATTACGGCAAGGCAATTCAATATCAATTGTCGCAAATTGTCACGCCCGTGCCTGTGTACGCGGCTTTCAATCGTAATTTTGCAACACAGCCAAAATTCATTACGTGGATGCTTCGCAACGTTCACCAAGAGGTTTACACCGGTTCATATCAATCGGTAAAAGGCATTGATCGCCCTGTTTTTCAAATAAGCATTTTCACTCAACAGATTGAAGATGGTTTCACAATTTCAAATCAGGTACTACAATCTCTACATGGTTATAGCGGTGTGCTGGGTGATGTTGCAAATGGTGGTTTTTATATTGCCAAAGCGGATTGCCAATGGTTGTACAACAGTTATGACAACGAAAATAAATTGGCGCAAATCTTCATTGATTGCACAATAGATATTCCAACATAAGACACGATTTTTTCAACTCTTTAAAGGAAACTCAAATGGCTTTACCAACCAAAATTTTGCCCGGTTTTAGCGCAACACTGTACGCGCAACCCAGCGCAACTCCCACCGCGTTGACCGTTTCGGCTTTGTCAACATACGCAACTGTTTCTGCCTTGGCAATCTCTGGCAACTTAGTTCCTGTTGAAGCCATCCCTCCATTCGGTCAAGATGATGCCGTGGCATCTTTCTCCGTTGCTGGTGCACGCCAGTCGGACAAGATCCCCGTGCAGTCTGCTCCCACAAGCATGACCATTACAGCCGCATGGAACCCAAGCGACACCGTGTTGTTGTTGTTGCGTGGTGACGCGTACAACGGCACGATTGACCGCACCTTTGTTATCTCTGCAACCGATGGTACTGGCATCGTTAACTACGCGTTTAACGGTCGTGTCAGTCAATGGACAATTGATTCAGCCCCCGGTGCTGAAGCCAAGGTGACATTCACCATCCATCCACGTGGCAATCAATACGGCTGGTCTGCCAGCGCCTAATCATGGCACTTAAAGACGCAATTGCTTTATTGACTAGCACCTACTTGCCCTTTGACCTCATGGTCAGGGGCATGGAATTGGATGCAAAGGAAGTGGCTGATGCTTTGGCAAAGGCCACGCCCGACACGGAAGAAGAAACCGTGTTGCTATTTTTGGCTTCACGTTTTCCATACGTAGCGCCTAAAACAACCAAAGAATAAAATATGACCACGACAATAAAAGACAGTAACGACCTTTTGGGTTTCCTAGTAAGCCAAGCCGAATCTCGCAAGGATTGGTTTGGCTTTTCTCAACAACGCATGACTGCGGTTACGCTTGCGCATCAAATCGCGCAAAATCATGCGGACAAGATGACACCGGAAGAAGTCGTTAATTACGCGTTACAAGTCAATCATCTAATATTCCACAAAATAATCAAGGCGGCTTAAACCATGAAGGCATCTTTCAAAATTGATGGTTTGAAAGAAGTCCTAGCCGCTTTTGAAGATTTGGCAGATGAGATTGGCGATAAAAAAGCCACGGGCAAAGTGCTTGTTCCCGCTGTACGCGAGGCAATGCAACCCGTTTTGGCACAAGCCGTAGCACGCGCACCCGTCAACACAGGCGGTTTAAGATTGTCTTTGCAAGTCGAAGCACGACGACCAACCAAACGCGACAGACGTTCAAAATATATTACGCAAACCGATACTGTCATTGGTGCTGTAACAACGGCATCAGGCAAAAAACTTGCTCAAATGAGTGAGGGCAAAGGTTTATTGCGTGCAAAGAAACGTCTTGCCAGCATGGAAACCGACGCGCACGTAGGTGCATATCGCGCAAAGAATTTCCAAGGAATCACAAGCGACGCACGCGCAATTGCGCAAGAATTCGGTACAGCAAACCATGGCGCACATCCATTTTTGCGTACCGCAATGGAATCTCAAGCCCAAGAAACCGCAAAACGGCTTGGAGATATTATCGGTAGGCGGTTAAATCAATACAAGGCAAAACAGAAATGACAAAATTTTCTTCAGCGTTTGGTGAAAAATATCAAGCAAATAAACAGAATTTATTGATTCGTTCTTTTGAATTGGGCGGGCATACGTTCAAAGTTCGGATTCCATTGATGGCGGAATCGGATGCAATTTATAAAAAGGTCACAAACCCTGACGACGCAATGGTTGAGCAGATTTATGAATCGTTGGCAGAACCATTGAGACGATTTAAAGACAATCAAACAGAAGAATTTAAATTTACTGACAACGACATTTTGGTTGACGGTCGTTCAATGCGCGAAGCCGCAAAGAACAAGGCTATTACAGAAGCACGTATTACAGAATTTTTTAAATTGCTTGTGCCCGAATTGGATGGAGCAAGCCTTGAAGATTTGACATACAAAGACATTGAGGACGAATTCCCAATGTCGGTGCAATTGCAAATTGTAGAAAAGATTGGCGAAGCAATCAGCCCGACATACAAGGAAAGTCGGGGAAACTAATTGGCTCGTTGAAAAGTCAATGCATCGCGGCAATGATTTTCAACGGGCACACACTCGACACAATCTCAGAAGTTGATGACGTAACAATGGCGAACATTCAAACAATGTATGCGGATGGGTTGATTGGAAATTACGGATTGCTGACGCAAATGGCAACGCTGACAAATGGCGTTTTTAACTATATGAGGGCGGCAAATTCTCCCCCGTATAAACTAGCCAACATCCTCGGTAATGCGTATGATTACATCTATCCACCGTTGCCGCCTGAAGTACAAAAAGAATCAGTAAGCAATAGCCTGTTGGCGTTTATGACACAGGCTCAAGGGTTCGACAAATCAAAGTTTGAGGTAAAACATGGCTAACATGATTGCACGCTTGGGCGTGGTGCTAGGCTTAGATTCTGCGGAATTCAGCAAAGGCTTGGAAGCGGCTGGCAAAAAACTGGAACAGTTTGGGCAAGCGGCTGAAAAGTTTGGCAAGATTGGTGCGACCGCATTGGTTGCCGCAAGTGCCGCGGCTGTTAAATACGCGGACGACCTAGCAGACGTTGCCGAAGCCAATGAAGTGGCAATCGGTACTGTTTTGCAATTGTCGGAGGCATTGGCAAATTCCGGTGGCAAAGCAGACAACGCGGGAAAAATGCTTTCTGCGTTTGCCAAATTTATTGACGAAGCGGCTGGTGGTTCAGAAAAAGCCCAAAAAACTGCCGCCATGTTGGGCGTTTCGTTAAAAGATTTAGGCAAATTATCTCAAGAAGAATTGCTGGACAAGTTAGTTGCTAACCTAGCAAAAGTTGAAGACCCAATTACACGCAACGCGCAAGCAATGGAAATATTTTCCAAAGCGGCTAAAGGCGTGGATATGGTTGGCTTTGCGGAGAAAATGTCCAAAGCCAATCCGCTTATTGAGGAACAAGAAAAAGCAGTCAAAGCCGCGGCTGACACATACGATTTGTTAGCAACAACGTCTCGCAATGTGATGTTGACATTGGCAACGGAACTTGGTCCTGTATTAAAAGCAACGATTGATTACATCAAAAGTTTGGCTGGCGAAACCAATCTGCTTGGTCCTATATTTAAAACTGTTTTCCAAACCATCGCAATAACAATTGCTGATGTGTCATTTGTCTTGGGTGGTTTATTAAGACAAATGCAGTTGACGGCAACAATATTCAAAAGTTTTATTCCGTCTTATGGCGATGAAGAATTTGAAAACGCATTTGGTAAAAAGGAAATTGCCGACATTATTGCTCGGCAAGACCTTGATAGGTTCTCAAACAAGATTTTAGGCGTTAGTGAATACGGCAATTCCATTGACGCAATGATGAACAAAGGTTCGTCAACATCTGGCAAATCAGGTGGTGGTCGCGCTGTTACCGATGCTGGTGAGAAAGAACGTCAACGCAAAGCCGAAGCCGCTGAAAAAGAAAGATTGCGCCAATTAGAAAAATACCGCCAAGAATTGCAACGCCTTGACAAAATCATGTTGGACGTTGAAGGCAAAGAAAACAATGCATTTACAGATTCCCTGAGAAGAATTGAAAATGAAGAACATTCTTTAAAAATTAAAAATGGAATTTTCCAACTTGAACAACAGACTAAAGATTTGCGTTCTGAAGATACACAGTTGGTTAAAGATTTGTATTTGCTTGACCAACAAAGATTAAAAAACATCAGAGAAATAAATCAAAACAATAACTTGGATATACACGCAAAACATTATTTGATTGAACAACAAAACGCCTTAACAGAAGCAAGCAATCAATATGCGCAAGCACAATACAACGCAGTTTTGGCGCAACGCAAAGGAACTTTTGAAGAAGGTTTTGCCAAATCAATGAGAACATTTTTACGTGATTTGCCTACAGAATTGGAATTAGGAGCAAAAGCATTTCAATCAGTAATG